CGACACCACCGATCTGAACGCGGCCAAGGCCATTTGTATGCGGCCGGATGACCCGAACATCTATGTGCGCTCCATGTACTGGATCCCCAAGGCGGTGCTGGAGGAAGCCGAGCGGGCGGGCAGCCGTCGGGAGCGTGACAATGTGCCCTATTCCCTATGGGTGGAACAGGGATATATGCGCACCTGCCCAGGCCGGAAGTGCGATAAGCACATCTTCCTGGAGTGGTTCAAGGAGCTGCGGGACAATGAGGGGCTATATATGCTCTACATCGGATATGACCCATGGCACATCGACGACAGCCTGCTCCGGGAGTTCCGGGCGGAGTTCGGGCCGGACTCCATGATCCCGGTACGCCAGGGGCCGGCCACTCTGTTCCAGCCCATGAAAGACCTGGCGGCAGACTTCCGGGATCACCGGGTGCTCTACAACAACAACCCGGTGGACAAGTGGTGCCTGGTCAACAGCGAGGCGAAAACTGACGTGAACGGAAACATCCAGTTGGTCAAGTCCCTGGACCCCCGCCGGAGGGTGGACGGAACCGCCGCCCTGCTGTGCGCCTATACGGTGCTCCAGGACAAGAAAGACCTGTATATCAACCTGAACTGAGGTGAGACCATGGGGCTGCTGGAAAAGCTGTTCCCTCGAAAAACCGCCGAGGCCGCGGTCTATACCTACTTCAAGACCCTGGGCGGGTATGCGCCGGTCTATACCTCTTTCGAGGGTGGCGTCTACGAGATGGCCCTGACCCGGGCCTGCATCCACACCTTCGCCACCCATGTCAGCAAGCTCAAGCCCGTGGTGAAGGGCCCGGCCAGCCGTCGGCTGGAGCGTACCCTGCAGTTCCAGCCTAACCCGTGGATGGACACAAAGAAATACCTGTACCGGCTGGCCACGATCTACAAGACAGAGAACACAGCGTTCATCATCCCAGTGTACGAGGACGTGGCCAATCTACGCCTGTCCGGGTTTTATCCGATCCTGCCTTCCCAGGCGGAAATTTTGGAGGGCGCCGGAGGCCAATACATACGATTCCGCTTTCCCTCCGGGGGCACAGGAGCAATGGAGCTGGATCAGGTGGGCATCATGACCCAGTTCCAGTACCGGGATGATTTTTTCGGGGAGAGCAATGGAAGGGCGCTGCGGCCTACCATGGAGCTGATCAATGCGCAGACACAGAGCATTGTCAACGGGGTAAAGGCGTCGGGCTCGGTGCGCTTCCTGGCCCGCCTGGCCAACGTGCTGAAGCCGGAGACCATGAAGGCCGAGCGGGACCGGCTGGTGCAGGACAACCTGACGCCGGACAACGCCGGCGGCGTGATGATCTTCGACTCCAAGTATGCCGACATCAAGCAGATTGACAGCAAGCCCTACATCGTGGACGAAAAGCAGAGTGCCCAGATCCGGGAGTCGGTCTTTGACTACTTCGGAATGTCGGATGCCATCCTGCAGAACAAATACACCCCAGACCAGTGGTCGGCCTACTACGAGGGCCAGGTGGAGCCCTTCGCCATTGAGGCGGGGCTGGTACACACCAACATGGCCTACACCCCGGCAGAGGTGGCCCGGGGAAAGGAGATTGATTTCTCGGTCAACCGCCTCCAGCATATGACCATGACGGACAAGCTGGAGACGGTGACCCAGCTCTTTGACCGGGGCATGATGAACATGGACGAGGGCCGGGAGGTATTCCAGCTCCCCGCCCTGGACACCCCGGAATCTCGGAAGTATTACATCCGGCGGGACTACGCCGAGGTGAATGTGCTGGGGAACGAGCCCCCGGCTGTGGAAAAAACGGAGGTGGACGACGGTGCCGGTTTGCAAGGATCGGGAGTATCGGGCCATGAGCCTGCTCCTGCCGCCCCAAGCGGCGGAGAAGCGGCTGGACAGTGAGTATTACGTGGAGGGCTACGCCACCACGTTCGACGACCCCTATGTGCTCTATGAGTACGACGGGGTGAAATACCGGGAGAAGATTGACCGCTACGCTCTGGATGGGGCGGATCTCTCCGACGTGATCATGCAGTACGGCCATGCCGGACGGGTGCTGGCCCGCAACAGCAACGGTACGCTGCTGCTGGAGCCCAACGAGCGGGGCCTGTTCATCGCGGCCGACCTGTCCAAGAGCGAGGCGGCCCGCAGCATGTACGAGGAGATCGGCAGCGGCCTGGTCACCCGGATGTCCTGGGCGTTCCGGGTGGAGAAGGACGCCTACGACCGGGCCACCAGGACCCGGACTGTTCTCAAAATTGCGAAGGTCTACGACGTGTCCGCCGTGTCTGTACCGGCGAACCCGGCGACCGAAATATCCGCGCGTTCCTACTTCGACGGAGTGATCGAACGGGAGCGGCAGGAGCAGCTGGCGGCAGAGGCCGCCGCGCGGAGGAAGCAAAGGCTGAAAGTTTACTTGGAGGTAATCAGGAAATGAAAAAGAGCCAGAGCAAGCTGAGAGGCATCGGCCTCCAGTTCTTTGCCGCCCCGGGCGGCCGTCTCAACGAGATTGAGACCAGACTGAGTGCCATCGCCCAGGAGCTGGAGAAGGACGACGCCGACGTGGAGGCCTTGGAGCGGGAGACCAGGTCACTGAAGGAGGAGAAGGACGCCATTGTCCAGGACGCGGAGCGGCGCCGCAAACTGCGGGAGCAGATTGCCGCCGGCGGCGGCCGGGTGGTGCGCACCTTCGGCGATGAAGGCCGGGAGGAGCGCACCTACGGTATGGAGACCCCGGAATACCGCTCCGCATGGCTGCGGAATCTGCAGGGCCTGGAGCTGACCGTGGAGGAGAGGGCGGCCGTGACGGCCTCCGCCGCCATCCCCACCCAGACCATGAGCAAGATCATCCACCGGCTGGAGTTGACGCCTCTGATCCAGGCGGTGGACGTGACCTACATCCCCGGCAACGTGACCTACCCCATCGAGAAAACGGTCAACGCCGTCGGCTGGGTGGAGATGGGCACCGCCGCCACCGACAGCGCCGACGCCATCGACTCCATCACGCTGGTCGCCTACAAGCTGATCAAGACCGTGGAGATCACCGCCGACGTCAAGGCTATGACCATCGACGCCTTCGAGGACTGGCTGGTGGCCCGCCTGGGCAACAAGCTGTCCGTGGCCGTCTGCGTTGCCATCGCGGCGGGGACCGGCTCCAACCAGGCCACCGGCCTGACCAAGAGCGGGGAGATTACCAACACCGGCACGTTTACCAAAGCCGGTATGACCTACAAGGATCTGATGAAGATCATCGCTGCCGTGCCCACGCAGTATCTGCCCAACGCCAGCTTTGCCATGCCCCGGGCCCTGTTCTACTCCGACCTGCTGGGCATGGTGGACGCGCAGAACCGCCCCATCGTGGTGGCCGACGTGCAGAGCCCCGCCAAGTTCAACATCCTGGGGTACCCCGTCATACTGGAGGATAGCTTCCCCAAGGACAACCTGGTGTTTGGCGACCTGAAGGAGGGCTACAAGTTCAACTTCGCTATGGCACCCGAGGTGCGCAGCGACGAGTCCGTGGGCTTCCGCACCGGCTCCACCGTCTACCGGGTAATGGCGCTGGCTGATGGCAAGCCCGCCGACAAGAACGCCCTCACCCTGTTCACCAGAGATGCGTCTGGTGGTGGCGGCTAAAATGACGACCGGCGGCCCCGGCATCGGGGCCGCCCAGGTCTATGGGAGGGATCAGCATGACACAAGTACCGGATCTGCGGCGGGCCCTGCGCATCTCCAACGACCGGCTGGATCAGGAAATCCGGGACACCATTGATGCGGTGGTGCTGGATCTCCGGACGGCGGGGGTGGTGAGCGGCGACGTGGACGCCCTCACCGGAATGGCTGTCAAGCTGTACGCCAAATGGAAGTTTGACTTTCTCGGCAAGGGGGAGCAGCACCACCAGGCGTATGAGAGTTTGAAAGCCGTCCTGGCCATGGACGAGGGGTACAACACCGCAAAGGAGGACGGCAGCGATGGATGACGTGCTGGTGCTGATCGGGGCGGACATCCAGACCAACGACCTGATGGAGCAGGTAGAGGGGGACAGCGTCCGCTCGGAGGTGTTCGGTCGGGTGGAGTCGGTGACCCGGGCGGAGTGGTTCGACGGGGGCCGCGAGGGCATGAAGCCCGCTCTGGTGTTTATCACCCCGGCGGTCAACTACAGTGGTGAGCCGGAGGCCGAGCTGCACGGCGTGCGCTACCGCATCTATCGCACCTACCGGAAGCG